GTGCGGCCAGCTGGGGCTAGATTGATCTGGTGCCTTGGTAACCATGACTCCCGCTTTGAGACCATGCTTGCCGCACAGGCTAGTCAGTACGAAGGGGTACAGGGATTTGCTCTAAAAGACCACTTCCCGCTCTGGGAAGGGTGTTGGTCATTCTGGGTCAATGATGATACGGTTATTAAGCACCGATTTAAGGGCGGCCGATACGCTGGCTACAATAATGCGATTGCGGCCCAGACCAATATCATTACAGGCCATACCCACGTTTTAGCGTGCCAGCCGATTACTGGATACTCCAGAACAGTATGGGGAGTACAAACTGGCACCCTAGCCGAGCCAAACAATATGCAGTTTGCCGACTATACTGAGGATTCTCCAAAGGATTGGCGCTCTGGATTTGTCATGCTGTCCTGGGATCGCGGCCGTATGCTAATGCCAGAGATGATTCAGGTCTGTGGCGAGGATGAAGTTGAGTTTAGAGGCGAGATATTAAAGGTCTAGCATGAAGTTAAACGCTACATTCCTAGAGGATACTTACATCACACTCTGTAAGCTCCACCCATTCAATAAATGGAATATGCCGCCAGTCGAGCTGGTTAGGTTTGTAGTGAATAACGATAATGACGCATTGGGCACCTACCTCTACTTAGAGGCTGAGGAGATTCCCCATACGATTACGATTTCAAGAAAGCGACTCTCGCACTACCTAACAGCTGTGGCTACGATCGCCCATGAGATGATTCATTGCTCAAGATGGGCTGATCCGATTGACAAGTCTGGCCAGGCAGGATGGGAGCGGCACGATGCAAAGTTTCGCAAGCGGGCGCGGATGATTGCCGTAGAATTTGGTTCATTTGATCCGCTAGAGTTATAATTAATTCGTGGGCGCGGTCTATCACGTGGACTGTTAAGTTTAGGTTTTTGGCTGACTTCTTTTCCCTAAACAGCCCACACTTTGCAACAACACCCCCCCCACGCCATCTGGTGAGCTGGAATAACCCTACGTGGGCCAGCCGTAAAGTCCAAGCGCACCCTGGGGGGTTTTCTCTTATATCTTATATAAGACTTAATCCAAGAATAGCCAAGCTACCAGAACCATTCCAGCAAAGACCAGCAGAGCGAATATCATGCACTCATCGTTGGTCATAGATGGTTTCGTATTTGCTGGGTACCTCAAACGGCTTAGTATCGTATGTAGTTACGGAGCCAAGGGGCAAATTTAACGAATTAGACCAGATCGAGGTAGCCCCAATCTTTTGCTCATAGGCGGCTGGTAGGTTCAAGGCATCCGTGTAGATAACCGTATTGCCGATCTGCTGGGAGAACCCAGCTGGCAAATTCAATGGATTAACATAAATCTTAGTCTGAGCCATAGTAACGGCTGGCGTTAATAACAAAATTGTTATTAAAGTTTTGTTTAATATATTACACATTTTCATCCTCACGTAAGATTACTTATAGGTTTATTTATTTAATTTTTATATAACTTATGGGTTATCCCATCCAGGCCATAACACCCATACAGTACAAGAATACAGCAACCAGCTCAACAAGAAATAGGGGCGCGTCTTTTTGTTGTATTGCGGCCACAGTCCACAGACCAGAGCCAACTAGAGATAGAAAGATATTTAGGGGATAAACATTAAAGCTAGTCAATCCAATGCCGATTAAGCACAGGATCGTACCAGCCCACTTAATGATTTGAAGTGTGTTCACTCTTAATGTTTTCCATACTGATTATTTTCTTAATAACCAGCTCTTCTTCTTTCTCTTTCTGGATTTGCTTATAGATATTGGAAACCTTTAGAGCAAACAGAGCGGCAAACAAAGCCCACCACTCTATGCCAGCACCGCCCTCGTATAGCAAATAAGCAACTAATAGTTCAATCATGGCATCTCCACGTCAGTTACGTCTGGGGGTTTGATATTGATTCCGATCACAGACGGTTTATCGGATTCGTCAGGGTTATCTAGGAGACCACTAGCCTTGGCTAGCAGTCTTAGGACTCCCACCTTATCGTACAGCTCTAGCTCTAAATTACCATCTTTATTAACTTTAATACTACGGATGGCTTGCAAGGCGTGTTCTGGAATATCTTTACTAGCTTTAACTTTAACTTGGCCGTTCTCATCCCACTCCATAATGTCAGTTATCTTAGTATTAGCCATACAAAGCAGAGAGTAGGCTACGGCCTCGCGGTTCTCCGCAATCGTAGCGCTACGCTCTAGCCTCTTCTGGATACTCCTAATCCCACCCCAGTTTTGTAGGGATGGAATCTGACTGGATAGATTTGATTTAACTTTCGGCACCTAGTATCCTTTGCTTGGCTATCTCAAAGTAACTCGCATCTTTTTCAATTCCTATAAATCTTTTATTTAAATTTTTACAAGCTACTCCAGTTGTGCCGCTACCCATAAATGGATCAATAACCGTTATTGCGTTAGGGAAAAATCCTAAACACCACTCTATCAAGTTTAATGGTTTTGTGGTTGGATGAAACTTTTTAAATGCCGTAACCCGTTGCCTAAACATCTTTGCTGGGGCTTGTTTGCTTACCCAGGCCATCTCAACCATTGCCGAACTAAACTTTTCTGGTTGTGCCTTATCCCAAATATAAAAACATCTGCTTGGCGGTAAATGCTCAGTAAAGTAGTTGCCACCCCAAATAATCTGATCTTTGCTAACCCTAAAAATTTCATCAAAGTATTGTTTTGTTGGAATAAAGTTATCCCATTCTTTTTTTTGAAACTTTTGCCTAAAAGGATTTTTTGATATACCAATTCCATAAGGCGGGTCGGTAAGGCAAAGATCAACGCTATGGTCTGGCAATTCCTTTAAAAAAGCTAGGCAATCTCCTAAATGCAACTCCATTAGAAAGGGATATCGCCATCTTGGGTTCTAGGCATCTCATCGTTGCCGCGTGGGGTAAAGCCCTGTTGCTTAGCTTTGCCAACTTTGCCAGACAGATAGTTGCGACCAGTCTTGGTCTGCTTGTTATAGCCGTTAAACCAATACTCAACCCCATTGAGCTTGATGGTTCCAGACCAGTCTGCGTCTTTCTCATCTCTCTTTTTGTCATTGACAAATAAGGTAAAGCTACCATCCTTCATTTCATATTTATTCATATCTCTCTCACGGTTTAAATTTAGATTCTTCGATTGCCAGTACCACGTTTGCAGAATCTGACAACCTCTCAGACTCTACTATCATTGCGTGGATAATGGCTTGTAGGGAAAACCCTTGTCTTAATAGACTTAGGCTACAACTGTGCAACTCCCGTTTTAACTTCTCTTGCTCTTCCATACTGACTCCTTTTTTTAAAAAACCTGGGAAAAATTGAGGATGGCACCCCGCCCACATAGCGCACCCCCAGGGGGGCATATACCCACCCTCGCGCCAGAGCCTTCCCAGCCTAGCTCATAGCCCTCAATGCTTTCTGCTTTAGGCACCCACCCCTACTGTGCCGTCTGCATACCACCGTTTGATACCGTTACAACCCTCTTGCATAGTCAATGATTGACTCTGGCGAATACTCTCTGGCTCTCAACCACAGCTCCAGACCTCTGCCGAACTCATCATTGGATAAACCTATCGATTCTGCAATCTCGATAGCCTTCATATCAAGCTCATTGATTGTCTTTCTTTCTTTATACACTTTTACATATAACCCCTCAACAATCTCAAACTTGCTGTTATAAGCCAATATCGGTTCACCATTCGCTTTATCAGCTATCTTGGTGTCCACATATTCCCCCAGCGTTTTAATCGTCTTAGGCGTTGATTTAGGTGCCTTCTTAGCCATTTCTCTCTCCTCTTTCAAAATCATGTATGGACTTCTTCCATCCTCAGTATTTCTAGCCAATGCCTCAGTCAATCCGATATCCTCGTTATACACAATCCGCATGGTGCTGGTGTGGCTCATCCTCGCGCCCTTCGTCAGTCTTTCAACATAGTTCTTTTGTCTGAGCTTAGTCATCTGAGCGGTAATCGTTCTCCGACTAACTCCCAAATCCTTAGCCAGTCGCTCTTGGCCAACCCAAGTAATCCCGCTCCTGTTCGCATAACTACACACCATACACAAAACTCTCAGAGCGCCCAGACTGAGGCTTTTATCCATAATCGCTCGTAATGGCACAACGGCTATCTGCCTCTTGTCGGGCGCTTGTGGCTTTAACTTAATCTTTGGTTTCTTAGGGATAGTAAACATGAATAGAATCTCACCCGCATATATAGGGGTGATATCTCTTTTCAGAGAGCATCGATCGTTTATCGCTGTGTCTAGGACTGATTGCCTTCAAGGTGCTGGGTTCGAGCTGTTCGCTGATCTTCCCCCCTGATTCGACTGCGTTTATCCTGGTCTGGTGATGCTCCATTCCAGAGAGCTGGGTTATGGCTCCGCGCCCATAGTCTAAACCCAAACTAATCATCTTGTAAACCATTGCCATTAGTCCAGTTCTCATCTAGCTCAAATTCCCCTAGCTCGATGGTATTCCAGCGTAGGTTGCACTTCATACAGCGCCTACGCCGTCTGATCCAATTCTTGCTTTCATGGGGGCGCGAATCAATCACCTTGACATCATCGCTATCGCACTCAGTACTAGCGCAGATCATGAATACTCAGCCCCATACTTCTCATGAATTAAGATCAATGTAGCCTTGCCGATGGCTCTGCTCCCATAGGTATCCTTGAGCATTTTGAGAGCCTTTTGCCAGTTCACAGTCTGGTTCTCAATGTTATCGATAATGAGCCGTAATATCACCCAATGCGGCTCAGACAGATTAGGCTTCATAAATGTTACCTTACGGCGTTTAATGCTACGTTTATGAGTCATTGGCTACCTTTCTTCTCCAGATATCTAACATGGCGTTGTAGAGCTTGTCATAGCCAGCCTGGCCACGCACCTTTGCCACTTCTTGTAAGTACAGCTGTCGGGTTCGTTTGGATCGAAACTTTCTAAACACCCATTTGGCTTCGCAGTACACCCGATATTCATCCGAGTAGTTTCCGACCGTTCGGCCATTCGGCAAACGAACCAGCCTGGCGTGTCCGTGAACCTTACCGCAAGCGAAACATGAGGGTCGTAATACATGGATTACTTCTTCTCCCTCTCTAGCTTTCTTTGATGACAATCCGCGCACATCCACCTCTTTTGTCTCTTGTTTTTACTAATGATAAATATCCCATTGCGATAGTCTTTGCCCATTTGGCAGTTGCTACAAAAGCGTTTGCCTGTAATGGATGAGTCAGCCTTTACTGCTTTGGTGTATAGGTCGTTCTCATGGCTCACGCCTCGATCTCCTTAATCACTACCTTTACACAGCCGTCTGGCACGATCTTGTTGCCCCTGGCCACGTGTAGCTCATCAATCTGCTCATCGTTATCAAAGACCCCAGCATCTTGTAGGCTATCCAGTACGCTCTTAATCCGATTATCGATATCGAACTTGCGCCGATCCCTTGGCCAGATCACCATACTGACCACTATTCTGGCCGCGCCCACCTTGCTTTGTTTACTTTGAGAAACAATCTCGGCTACCTCGGTCTTGAACTTGCGGCCAGCCTTGCTCATGTAGGTCGCATGGGCGCCACGTCTGTAATAGGTATTGACGCTCGGCGGGAATGGCAATACGAAACTAATCATCCCAGCATCTTACTGAGGCGGGTATCTAGGTCTCGGTTGATATGCAAGGCCTCTTCCAGCTCATCATTGATTACTGCGGCAATGGATTTATTGCGCTCTTTGGCCGTCAACTCCAATAACTGCCTGACTTCTGGGCGCAAGCGTACCAGGAATGGCTTTAATTCAGTCATTACGTCTCCTTTTAGATATCTCTATCATACTGCAACACAACATATAGGGGTGAATATTAGGGTATATCCTAATAAAAACACAACATATTGTGCTTGACATGGTTATTGACTGTGATACATTAACACCTAAGCGATATCGCTTTAACCACCGAGAAACAGGAGTTAATATGAAAGTACTAAGCATAGAAACAGTAGTTAGTCCAGACTACAAAGAAGAATATCTAAGAATGGACACAGGCCACGTAGCCTTACTGGTTACATTCAATGACGGCCAAGAAGAAATGCACCTTCAATCAAGAACTGGCAAGCGAGTTCAAGTTGGCAATACAAGCTGGAAGGCCGCAGAGCGCGCAATCTTTAATACAAACCCAACACGTTGCAAGTTTTAATCATGTACGTTACCTACTATCGTGTATCAACACAGCGCCAGGGCCAGTCAGGCCTTGGCCTTGAGGCCCAGCGTTCTGCGGTACAGAATTATCTTGCTGGCAAAGAAATCATCGCTGAGTACACAGAGGTTGAGTCAGGCCGCAAGTCTGATCGCCCACAGCTCATCGCCGCACTTGCGTTGGCTAAGAAACACAAAGCCACATTGGTTATTGCAAAGTTGGATCGACTGGCTCGCAATGTGCATTTCATCTCTGGTTTACTAGAGTCTGGCGTACAGTTCGTGGCAGTAGATATGCCAGAGGCAGACCGTACCTTCTTGCAGATGGCCGCTGTGTTTGCAGAATGGGAAGCCCGCAAGATATCAGAGCGCACCAAAGCCGCTTTACAGGCCGCCAAAGAGCGTGGCACTAAGCTCGGTAGCCCAGACCCTTTGCGTGGCTCTAAGATCGGCTCAGCCGCTTTGGTTGCAAAAGGTAACCTTTTTGCCCAAAAAGTAGCCCCAGTCCTAAACGATATTGTTGCGCGAGTCGGTACGAACTTGCGTACAGTAGCCCGCGAGCTTGAAGTACGCGGTATTAAAACCGCCAATGGATACGAGCATTGGCACCCAGCCCAAGTCGGCAAACTTATGAGGAGAGTGCAATGCCCGATTTAATTAACGCAATCATCATCGTTGTATTCGCAGTTGGAGTCATCGTAATAACTGGTACCTTGCTGTTTCTTGGCTGGTACCAGCTCAGCAATACTAGGTTCTATGCGCGCTGGCAAGCTAAACGCCGTGAGCGCATGGTTGAGCGATTTGTTGCAGACGTAAAAAGGATGAGCAAAAAATGAAATTCTTTGACCGATTTAAATACACCAGCAGTAAACATTTGTATCACCAAGAGGATTCAACCAGCGACAAGGTTATAGGCGCGGTAGCCATGATCGCTTTCATATTAATCGTGCTATTTGCGTGAGGTGATTATGTTTGATGATATCCAAAAGCCTTACATCAGGGCTGAAAAGACGGATGTACTAGCTTTATTTAAAAAACAGGGCTGGATGCCACCCTCTGAGAATCCATTAATTCAAGAGAAATGGGCTACATACCGCAATCTCCAGGCCATCAATGAGGAGAGAGTTAAATGACATACAGAACCCAAATGGAGTTAATCATGGGCCACTTAGAGCGCCGCAGAAAAGGCATCACCAGCTGGGATGCCATTACCGAATACGGGATTACTAGGCTAGCCAAGTACATCCACGAACTGCGCCGCATGGGCTGGTCAATCATCGACAACTACGAATACGACAAGGAGAGTAATCGTAAATGGAAACGATACAGACTTTTAGGTTCACCGAGAGCCGCAAGGGTAGGAAAAAAATGACCGACTATTCCGAATATTTATTACGAATCAATCAGCTTATGCAGATGGTTCACAAAGCGACTATTGCCAACAACTATCAGGCGGCCAGCGACCTATCAGCCGAGGTAGCCCGATACGCAATCAGTCTTTCAGCATTGTTGGAATCTAAAACAGAAACGGAGATTTAAATGGTCGGCAAACTGACCCCAAACGATATGCTCTCAGCGAGCCGCTTACCAGCGATCTGTGGCCTGAGCAAGTATCGTAGCCCAAACGATGAGCTACAAAGCTCAATCGATGCGATCAATGGCATCGCGCCCCCAGACATTACGAATGAGTCAATGGATTGGGGCAACAAGCTAGAACCAACGATCCTGACCGAGGCCGCATATAGGCTGGAATGTAGCCAGCTAGACATTGAGCATGACAAACCCTACTTTCACGAGAAGTGGCCAATCTCATGCTCTCTGGATGGCACCGCTACTGGCCCAGCTACCGAGGTCTTTAACGATCCTGAGAACGGTATCTACGTAGTCGGCAAGCCAAGCATCACGCTCATGGGTACGGGAGTGCTAGAGGCCAAACTAACCGCGATGGAGCCAGAGGATATCCCGCCGCTGTATCGTGGGCCATTACAGCTCCAAGCCCAAATGAGCATAATGAAAGCCACCTGGGGCGCGTTATGTGTGCTGTATCAGGGTACAGAGCTGAGAATATTCCTATTCGAGCCACACCCAGAGACGCTGGAATTGATCGAGCAGAAGTCTAAGGAGTTTCAAGACAAACTAGATCGGTACCGCAATACTGGGGTTTGCGACTTTTATGAAGCTATTAGCACAAAAGACGCGGCTAAAACGTACTCTGGCTCAATCGATGAGCCTATCAAGCTGGATGATTACAGTACTGAGCTGGCTAAATTGATCTTGGAAAACAAGAAAAAAATTACAAAGCTCGAAGAGGAGAACCAGTTAGCCCAAACCCAGATTATGAATATTATGAAAAACCATACGATAGCTATTGCTGGCGAGTACCAAATCTCATGGCCACAACGTAACTACAAGGCTCAGCCAGCTAAGATTACGCCAGCCAAAGAGGCTTACAGTATCCGTCAATCAACCCTGACAATTAAAGGTCTTAAATGATTATTAAATCGCCGTTTTGGCACATCCTTCAACGTGAGATAGAGAATAGAAAGAGAGTTAAAAAATGAAACTGATATCGACAGCTTTAGTTAAGGCACAGAAAGAATTTGGCCCAGCGCTCAAGACATCTACGAACCCACACTTTCGGAGTCGCTACGCTGATCTGTCAGCCTGTGTAGAGGCGGTCATTGATGCCCTAAACAATAACGGGATTGCTCTGGTGCAGAAGTGCCATGAGTCCAATGATGGGGTCAATGTAGAAACATTACTACTGCACGAATCAGGAGAGTCGCTCAGCTGTGGCATCTTGCACGTACCAGCGAGCAAACAAGACCCGCAAGGGTATGGCTCAGCCCTGACTTATGCGCGCCGTTACAGCCTTATGGCGGCCTGTGGGATAGCTCCAGAGGATGATGATGGCAATGCGGCCTCTAGGACTGTCAGAAACCCCCTAGATTCGATTCCAAAGGTGCCGCCAGTACCTACGGCTATGCCAACCCAGAAAGTCGATCTGACGGCGATTAAAGAGGACTTGCTTGATAGTGGTAAAAATACAACACTTCCGACCCCAGGCTTAGTTAGGCTCCAGATTCCAGGGAAGGATGCCATCAACTGTAAAAACCTTGAAGAGTTTATTAGCCAATACAACACGGTCGCAGACAAGGTAGCCAACTCAAAGCTCTCTCTGGCTGACAAGCAAAAAAAATTGTTGGAGTTTAATAGCCTCAACAAGGATACGATTGAGGCGCTTACCCCTATCCAAATGGTCATTATGACCAGCGCAAAGCAAGAGCGTAGGAAGGTATTAGACGGACTCGCTCAGCAGAGTTAAGACGCGCTCGGTGCGGTTTACGCGGTCTGTGAGGCCATGTAAGCCGCCATTGATTCTGCGGGTCATTAGATTCCAGTCTTTACGATCCGCAATCTCATTAAGTCTGCGGCCATTCCAGAACCAACCAGCAGACATTACAGCCCAGCGCGGCTCCAGCAACAGATCAGGCTCACCCAGAAAGTTCTGGCCAAGAGCATCGGATAGTTTCTCGTAGTTCTCGCGCCCAGTAATTTGGATTACACCGCGCCCACGGTAGCGCCAGCCGTCTCCAGAATCCTCTGGGCCGTTACCCATACGGTCAGCGTATGCTCTATTGGCTATGCGCTCAGGCTGACGGGCATACTGGTTGGCCACATCAAAGGTAGGGAATCGGCCTGGCCATACGGTTACCAAGCCATTGGCTGAGTAGTTGAGGTTCTCTTGGAGAGTCTTGTAGTTATTAGACTCATGCGCTGTCTGGCCGATAAAGCCAGCGATGCGGTTGGGATTATTGATCTGGTATATATCAAATGTATATACAATGTGCGGCAACCAGCTTGGATTAATCCCAATTTGGGATAACAACTCCGAGTTCATTTACGATCAAGTAATTTATCTATCGAGCTATTCTTTGCGTTACTACCCTGTGAGCTACCAAAATAATAACTTATGATCTGAGTTGCAATGGCCGACAATACACCCATAACGTAGATAAGGATATCTTTCTTGGTTGCATCGACTACACCATCATCAAAAATAATTACACCAAACAGTAAAAAGATTAAGGTTAATACACCCACAGCCAGTAAGGGAGTAACGATTTTATTGAGGTAGGGCGCGTGTTCTGAGGTTGATACCGCAGACTCACGCTCTCTAGCCGATGCGATGTCTGCTGTGTAAATCTTAGCTAACTCAGTATCGTTAGCCATCTTGGCCAGCTCGCCATCCTGTTGCATCTTTAATAGCTCTAACTGAGCCTTAGCTTTCTGCTCAGGATCGGGAAAGAACCGATCAATGAGCTTGCCACCGATGTCTAGGAGTGCGCTGATTGGAAACATATTAGTTCTTTACTCGCTGATCTAAAGTAACTGGTATGCAAGTACCAACGGCAACTGGCATATCTTTAGCGGCCTCTTGCACAATCTCTAAAGACTTGGCGCAACTCTCTAAAGAGTAATGGATATCGCTACCTTTCCAGAAGGCGCAATCACCACCTTGGCAAAAGAATAAAACCGCTATAAATATTTTCATTACGATCCAATCTTAATGTGGCCCAAGCCAGCAAAGAAAGTTACTATGGCAATAGCTGAGATGCCAATAATATAAAACAACTTATGTACGATTGACTTACCCACGCTGGTATAGACATTATCAATAACCCGCTTGGTTACTTTCTCGACAATCTCTTCAATCTCTTTCTCTGTCAGGTTAGCCATATCATGCTTTCTTTCGTACGGTATTTCGTACGCTTTTGCGTACTACTTTCTTAGCTGGTTTCTTAGCGACTGGCTTAGCAATGGGAAACTCAATACTAGCCTTTTGCACAAAGCCAAACTTATCCATTACCCAATCGATGATAAACATGATTAATGCTCCTCTTTGTCCTCACCGCCAATGCGGCAAACAATAGAACCAGAGGTATAGCCGCCAGTCTTAACACCAATGCGGTAATACATATACTCTGGGTCAAAGCCATATTGCTCAACTGGCGCAGTAAAGCTATCTACATCAAACCAGTTGGTGTTATCCGTACTGCGCTGTACAAATACCGTAGCAGAAAATGTACCGCTGATCGAGATATTGAAATATCCCTCGGTCAAAACGCCGTCTGTAAACGTATTCTGTGCGCTAATAGTTTTTGTAGTTAAAGTTGCCATAGTTTTCCCTTAGTTCAAAATAATTGGTTTTAAAATCTTATCTATAATTGGTTTTAAGATTTGCTGTATTGCAATATAAATAAAACTCCAGCCAGTATTGTTACCTAAATCTTTTGCGCTAGAGTCGGTTCTTGCGTTCCACGTAGCACCGCCCGTAGCATTGATATCTTTTATGTCAAGATATGTGGCTGTAACTGTGCCGCTAGATTGAGATAAAGTTGCCTGTAAGCCGCCGACCGTTGATTGCAAAATTTTTTGAGTGGTTCCAGAAACAACAAAAGTGCCAACAGAGGTTGTCGCTCCAGATTTAAACTTAACGGTGCCAAGCGTAAAAGTAAAACTACTGGATGCGGTAAGCGCATCATCAAAAGAAACGACAGCGCCACCAACAACTTGAATAGCTGGGGCTATTGTTATACCGTTTGTTAAAACAGTTTGAGAGCCACTTGTTTTTCGAAAAACAATAAGATTACCAGTAGTTGATGAAAGGGTAGACGGTATTGTTAAATTGCCATAAATCGTTGTTGAACTTGCATTAAAAGTACCGCTAAATCCAGTTAAATTTATATTTTTATATAAAGCATTTGCAAGCGTGACTGTATCAGATCCGTTTGTTATATTAAAATCAATCGACTGCGTTTCTGTGTTTGCTCCAGCGGCTGGCCCATTAATTGTGCGAGTTCCAGTTGAACCAGAATAATTTGAATCAACAACTGGCGTTCCAGAAATTGTTAAATTTGTGCTTGTAACAGTAGTCCAAATTGTTGTACCGTTTCCAGTTAAAACTATTTTTCCAGTTCCGAAATCAATGGTTCTTGCGTTTGAATTGCTAGAACTAAATCTACCAACTGTCAATGTGTATGAATTTAATTGAATTGTTCCAGTTGTAAAAGTAAGAACCTGAGCCGCAGTAACAAGAGTTGCATTTCCAAATAAAGATAAAATAATATCGCTTTTGTTTATGGTTGTATTCGCTGATACAGCAGTTGAGTCAACGGTAATGGTAGCGGCTGTTCCAGAATTGCTATCAAAAAAAACATTGTCTGCTGTTGTTGGGGCAGATGCGCCGCCAGCTCCGCCAGAGGTAGTAGCCCAATTTGTGGTATTTGTATTATTCCAAGTTCCGCTACCACCTACCCAAAATCTATTAGCCATTATTTACTCACCAAAAAAGCAATTAAACAAGAGGTTGCATACGGTAAAGCAACATCTAAAAGTTCATATTTTCCCCAAGTCCACGGAAAAATACCCACGCTCCAAACTGTTGCCCTAGACTGACCTTTAACTTTTACTTTTTCTTGTGCAGATAAAACTTTTCTTGAATAAAAGAAAATTAATACTGCATAAGCGCCTACCCAAAAATTAAAGAAAAAAGCGCTAATTAACTGAATTGGCAAACCTGTAAAACAATGAATAAAACTTAAGCGCCACCGCGCAGAAGTTAGCCAATTAGTTAATATATTTTTATCAATTAACATTATTAATTAAACGCTTCATAAGAACCACCAACTTGAACGATAACCGTTCCACCTGTTGCAACTTCGGCAGAAGTAATAAATGCAATTCCAACTCCAGACCCAGACGTAACTAATTTAATAGTATTTGGAGACCCTGGCAAAACTCTACCAGTTAAGGTTGTTCTTCCCGCTGGATATGTAAGCCCAACACCAGAATTAGTAGCTGTAACTTGGTATCCAGTTGTTAAATTGTTTGGTTGTATCGGCAAACCAAGGATTAAAAAATCACCTGACGCAGTAGTATGAGTCGGCGTAAATGATAAAGATATTTGAAAATTTACAACACATCCAACTTTCCAATATCTACCATTTTGTACGGTGTAAGCGACGGACAAATCGCCTGGCGTTGCAAAAGAAACCGTTGGTGTAAATGTGTACCAAGTGTGCGGAAACATTCGGTCAACGTTAAACCAAAAGTTTGCGCCAGATTGAATAACTGGAAGTGGTGCTGAATTTCCTGTTGAATAACACAACGCAACGTTAGCATCCGTTGGACTTTCTAAACCGCCTTCCGCAATAAGACCGCCATTTGTACCTGGCCCTGTAAGTTGGCACCATACAATCGTGTTGTGCCGCGCAAATTGAGCTGTATTTTTATCATTACCTTTTAGCCTAAATCCAACGCCAGTTGCGCCAAAATTAAAAGTATTGATAGATTGAAATACGTTAGCATCACCGTTTTGCATGGTAACACTATCGCCATCTCGAACAACTATTTTAATATTATCGTAAATACATTGGTTGACATCAGAAATATTATCGCCGTTAAAGTACCAACCAGTAGCTGAGCTTGGGTTGTCTGCCGCCCAAATAGTTATTTGATTCCATGTATTAAATTGACTTGCGGCGTTTGTTTTTGCAGGTTCAACGCCAGTTATAAGATACGTTGTAGTTGCATCGGGTGTTACGCTCCATGCTGATGACACGGTAGCAACTTGAGTGCTTCCTACATAACTTGAAATAGTCCTTGTTTGGCCACTTCCAGTTCCACCCGTTGTTGCGATAGTTAATCCGTTATACCACCCATCGGTTATTGATGAATTTGTAGCTTGTAATGTAATGGTTGAACTAGCTCCCGCTTGCGCGGTTCCAGTTACGCTAGAAGGTAAACAGTCTTCCCAAATTCCATATACTGTTGGTCTAAAAACTAAAATATCTTTAAAAAACGAATGTTTTACGGTTACAGCTTTTATGCCATAGTTTGCAATATTAGCGCAATCAAACATTATTCCTTGTACACTAACGCTTTGTAATCCATACTGAGCAGAGTTTGGGGTAACAATAGATAGCATTGGAGTGCTAGATGGAAACCCACTAGTAACTAGTATTCGTGTTTTATTTAATGCAATAAAATTTGGATCGGTTACGTTTGCTAATGTCGGATATTGACCAGACCCAACGCCGACCAAAGATACAGCAGAATACATTACCAAAGAGCTAGTAATTAAATAGTCTTTTGCTTCAAATGTTACTGTGCCGCCACCCTGAGAATTAACATAATTAATTGCATTTTGAATAGCAGTTGTATCATCAGCTGTTCCATTACCAACCGCTCCATAATCTTTAACAGAAACAGTTTCTCTTAATTTTGCTTGAACAGTTGTATCTGTTGCACCAGTACCAGCTGGGCTATATAAAATTGATGCGGCATTGTTACCAGTATTATTTACAAAAGATGAAACTGCCGCATCAAGCTGGGCCAATGTTGATGTTGATGCGGATGGCTCACCGCTTGCATTAAACCCAAGTAATTTATTTGCCCTAGATAATGCTGGCGGCAAAACCATATTTAAAGATGTTGAATCAGTTATGTTGGCTTTAATGCCTCTTTCCGCTGTTTCGGCAACTTGCTGTACGTATATCGTCTGGCTATCTAGGTCAGTATTTAACGTGCTAGCAAAGAGGTCTCCACCAGTCGTATAGTCTGAGGTACGCTGGATTGCTCTCGCGCCCACAATGGTAATGTTGCCAGTACCAGCGGTTACCAGGGTTACTGAGCCTGTACCGTTAGCGTTAATGACAACGGTATAATCCGTGGTCAGGGTGAGCAAAGTGCTACCACGATATACAGCGATATCGGTGTTCGCTAGGATTTCAAACGTAAAGGCATATGGGCCTACGCCTGTGTTGGCATAGACCACCCTACGAGCTACGTTAGATATTGCGTAATCGGCCATATTAGTTTCCTGTTCTTCCCAAATCTAATTGATTTACCATAAAAAATCTAGCGCTTGTATTTACCAAAATCACGCTTAAACTCGTCTGCCTCTCGAACCATATCGAATAAATCAGGGTCTTCTGCGATCAACATCTGCTTAGCCCTAGAATACGAATCCGATATCTCTTTAGAAATAATGGCTTGAGCCGCCTCTAGGTTGCTAGTGGCTAGGTTCTGCAAAGCCTCAGACTCGCCGAG